AGCAATCTGAGGAATTCGACAACTGATGGCCCCACACCACGCCCACCACCTGCCACCTGGACCTCGCCTGTCTCCCGCTGCGCGCCAACACCCACGCGCAGCGGCTCAGTAGGCACAGCTCCCCTGCCAGGGACCAGCTCTTCTGGCGCGACGATGTCTTCAGCGCCAAGCAGGTTCAGCTGCTGGTCTGGCTGGTAGGTCTGATCAACTGCCATAGATTTTGCTCATTAAAAAACCCCGCACGAGCGGGGCGTGATAACCAATGTGTTCGAGATCATTGCGCTTGCGGCTGCTCCTGATCCTGCGTCATTTCGGCGAGACCAACGCCGCCTGTCAGCGTCATGATCGCTTGGCCGAGCCGCTTGAGCGAGTCGCGCATCTTGTCTGTGATCTTGATGTGCGGCATTAAAAATGTGTCTCCTTCCAATCCGAAATCACTTGCAGGGTTTTCATCGATCTTCATTGAAGGATCAAACTTTTTGATGAACTTGTTGACGACCTTCGGAATCGTTTTGTCATACAAGTCGCGCGGTGCGTTGTATCGCTGTACCTGCACGGTGCCTGGAGTCCAGGCGAAATAGTCGTAGCCTTCGTCGACGGCTTTGCGCAGAAGGCTGAGGATGACAATGCGCGGCCAGCCACGTTCGTCCATAGACTTGAACGGCATATCGGGTCGGCTATGCGGGCCTTGTATTTCTCTTATTTCTTTTTGCAAATTATCTCTAGCACCAACAACGCTGCGATATTCATCCAGCAACGCTTGAGTTTCGGGGCTAAACGTAGGAACTTCCATTAACTTTGTTGGATGCATTCTTGCCAGAAAACGATCAGGTATATGCTCACGGTCAAGCAACGCCTTAGTAATAGCTTGATGAGCGTTTATGCCAACCGTTTCCATTGGCTGCTCGCCTTTTCTTATAGCGTCTAATTCATTCGCAAAGTTGTTATATTTTCTGATCATTTCCTCTGTTGCATCTGAAATTCCCTGACCGCCGTCGAGGGCCTCCTGAGCGGGGATGCTTAACGGCGTAAATGTGTCTAGTGCATCTGTTACCCTAGGGGGCAGGAACTGTTGCCCATACTCATCAGCAAGGTGTCCATAAAAATCCGATGACTCTGTTAGCATTCCCCGCATAGTTGTTGGCCCAGGCATATTGCCGTCCAGCACATCTGGCAGCAGGTCTCTGATCCCCAATAGGTTAGCAATGTCTGTATAAATTTCCTCTCCTGACCGCTGTTCTGATGTAGGCCGCGCAATATTTCCAACGATTAAAGTATCATCTGGAGTGGCCTTCAGATCCCTTATTAACGCCTGAAATAACGGGCTTTCCTCAACTCTCTGCTGATCAGACAGTTCCGATGCGCTGTGGAACATTTTCTCAATGCTCTCGTTCGCTTCCTTTAATTTGGTTTCCTCTTTTGCAGTTGATCGGCGGTAGGTGGGCGGGCCGTAGCCACCACCCGGCAATCTCACTTTCTTGTGCAAATCAGATTGAGCTTCATCGAGCGCTAAAACATTTCCTTTCTTCCCTTTGAAACTTAGATCTGAAACCCGCACATGTGCCCCCACGTTTTCAGTTGAGATTAGGTCGCTTTCTGTGACCTCTCCTAGATCACGCGATGTGAAACCCTCAGCAAAGTCATCTGTAAAATGACCGTATCGATATGGACCCATCGAGGTCGGAAACTTGAAAAGCAACTCCCGGTAGTTTTGGCTCTTACTCCCAGCCATCGTATAGCCCATATACTCCGGCTCGAACTCACCGCCGTAGTTGTACTCGACGAGATCATTTGCATAAGCGTCGTCTATAGCCGCTGCCTGTGCCTCGTCTAACTCCCCGTGGTGAGATGTGCCGCCACTTGGCGTCTCTAAAGTATATTCACGATCGTAACTGCCTGTAATGCTGTATCCGTGACCCGATTCGTCGAAATACTGATAAAGAGGATTCTCGTCGTATTCTGCTTTCGCTAAATCGTAAAGCGCATCATCAGCATCGCCGTCGTCTGCAATTCGCTGCAGCACGCCGCCCCACGCAGCATCGTCTGCAATCTCATCAGAAATGACGCCTAAGTCTTTCAGGTCTCTGACTGCCCTTATGAAATCGATTTCGGACATGGGTAATTCTAGCGCCTGACCTTCAAGTGTTGATAACCCGCCGGGTTTATTTATATGAAGCGCTTGGTCAGAACCTGGAGTGATACCCAGCTCCTCAAGAACATGCCCCCGCACCGATCTAGGGCTAACCTTGTCGCTGATCTGATCCCAGTAAACATCGAGCTCCGATCTCATATCATCGGCGCGCATCATTACATAACTATCGTCTTCAACAACTTCTGAACTCCAAGCAGTAGGCACAGTGCCTTCCTGAGCCTCAATTTCTTCACGACCACCACGCTCGACCTTCACGCCTTCAACTTCTTCGATCGTCACGCGATTTTCTCTGAGATGCTCGATGATCTCCTGCTTCGTGATCCGCGCCTTTTTCCCCTCGGTTATGCGCCGATCAAACAGGTCATCGAGGCCCGTCCAGACGAACTCTTCTTCTTTGACGCCAGCGATTTTAAGCAGCGCTGCCCGCATCTGCGTGGGCGTTCCCTTCTCCTGTTTCAGCTTCTGGGCAGCACGCAAGGCGGCGGAATAGAATCCGAGGGCATCGAGGTCTGTTGCGCGAGGCAATTCTACAGGCGGTGAGACTGCTTGCCCCATCAGCTTCAGGGCTGGATCAACGATCTCACCAGGATCCACGCCCATGCCCAGCGTCGTGGACCGCGCAACACTGCGCTCAGCCATACGGCCCTCAGCTGCCATACCGATGTCGGCCATGCGTTTGCGCACAAACTCTGCCGCAGCCCGTGTGAGTTCAGCCGCTACCCGTGGGCCTTGTGGCAGCCGCATAATAGTTTGCAGAGCGGCCTCAAACGTCAAGCCGATCAATGCACCTTCCGGCTGCATCTTCATGCGGTTCAGAATGTTCTGGCCTTCTTCCTTGCCCAGAATGTTTATTGCAGCCTTGGACACCGCCCAGCGTTGCTCTGGGTCTTGATGCTCAAACGCTTCGATGAGCGACTGTGTTGCGGTCGGCGTCATCGGAGTAAACGCGAAGTAATCTGCGATGGCGCCCCAGCCGAGTGATCGCACAAACGCATTCGCTGAGCTGATCGCTTTGATGCCTGCAGCAGCTGGAACGGCTGCTGTCCCAAACTGAAAGAGAGACTGAATCAAGTTGCCAAGCGTCTTGTTGTCGTACGGCTCCTCAAACCAGTCCACCAGGTCCGGCGCTACAGTCTCAAACAGCTCGCGAATACCACCCTCGATCTGCGACGGGTCGCCGATCAGCGACTCCTGTATGCTGACCAAACCTTCGTACATCAGCTTGAGCGGGTCAGGTACCAACGACGCATTCGGGCCTGTGATGATCTCCAGAACACCTTTAGCTGTGTTAGCTGCACCCTTGCCAATGCCGGTCAGCCCTGCCTTCGCTATGTCCTCACGGGACTCAACTGACGCATCAAACAACTTGCCAACCGCCGTCCCCATCGGGTCTTGAATGAACTGCTGCCGCGGATCAGCGACCTGCTGCTGCTCTGTGACCTGCGGCTCCGTGACCTGCTGCTCCGTGACCCGCTGCTGCGATAGCTTGCGCGCGGCCTCGATGAACGCCTCTCGACCACTCTCAAGCTCAACTATGCCGTAGGTGACCTCATCGCCATTGGCTTCGATCGCGGTATGCGTTTTGCTAAATGCTTCCGGCGGGGCGTCACCGAACAGTTGTTGGTATTCCTCAGCTTCATCGTAATCCAGCACGTCATCAAACACGTCCTGACTCTCATCAAGGGTGTACGCGCTAGGACGTACTGTGACCTTCAGAGGCGATGCCGGTGTCCGCAGTTGAGGCAAATCAACTTTAGGCAATTCATCTTTATTTGGCAGATCGCCTACTTGAATGCTGACATCTGTCATTGCCACACACCGCCAAGTTGCTGTTTGTATTTATTGAGCGTGCGCGCCAGCCGTTTAACCCTGGGATTTATCTTGATGGTTCTATCCCTTATGCGCTGCGTCAGGTCTGCCAGCGGATCCGCCGGATTCAGATTTCCTAATTTGGGTATTTTCTTCGCCGCCTCAGCAAGAGTTATAGTCAATTCAAGCAGATATGATTCACGCAAGGTCTCGCGATTTTCCTCAATGATCGCCTGGGATTTCTTAATAAGCTGTTCAGGCGTCACCGGTCCCTTTGGTTCATTGTCGGCACGATCAACGCCAGCCCAATATCGCGTGAGTTTCTCAACAGACGCATGGTATGCACCCTGCGCTATACGCACCACTCCCTCAGTGCTGTCATCCGATTTGTATTGTTCGTATGAGTACGCTGACCGCAGAAGTATTTTGGCCGTGGTGTACCCTTGATCGTTCTGCGCTCTGAGCGAGGTCTGATATGTGGTGTACTTGGTCTGCGTTAACTTATCGCTATTCCCAGCCAAGATTTCCAGCGTCAGATCATTGTTGGTCAGCAGCTCTTCTATCGCGAGAACTACGGATTGATCATCAGCTGCAGCGAATTGATAACCACCGGTCCCCATTTTATCAATAACTTGATCGACATAGTTCCTTTCCTGTCTACCGAAACCCGGCCACGTTTCCTCCAGCCGATCCCTAATTCTCAGCAACTGGCTTATATCGTTGTCGGGGTTGAAAAACTCCTTGTATAACACTGTGCCCTTGCGATCGATTTCCTCATTCTGCCTCGTAATTAGAGCGACCTTCTCTTCTTCAGCTTCTTCTGCCCGATCCACAAGATCATCGAGCAATTTCTCCCTCTGTTCATGCTGCAGCTCGTCAAGCATCGACCTGACCGACTCTTCCTGTGTACTAAGAAACTCTGGGGGGAGCTGCTCCAACCGCATCGCAGCTTCTAATGGTTTCTTTGCTTGAGAAACGTAGCCAAACGCCAAATCCCTGACGATCTGCACGCGCGCGTCCTGCAACGCCTTCGCAGCGTCCGCGCCGTCATACACGCTCTCCAATACGGCCTTTTCATATAAGCCTAATTCTACCGGCAATCCCTTAACGTCACGCCCGAACAAGTCGATGTGTGCCTGGTGTCGTTCCTGAACTGACGCATTAATATCACTAGCAATCGAAATCAGCTCCTGCTCACGTTTATCGGTACGAAACACCTTGCGTTGGAGTATGCGTTTCCGCGCCAGCTTTCGTTCTTCGGCGGCGCGTGTCGTGTACTTGCCAGCGGCGTGCAGGTTAAACCGCAGCAGTGCTTGTTTATTTGTAAGGCCACCACGTATGTCTGTCATAGCTGTAGCAGCCGCGGCTTCAAACACCGTTCGTGCTTGTGTCGGCGCTACAGCCAATGCCTGATTCGATGCTTCATCAAGACCGGCGCCATATTTCGTGACCGCAGCGGCCAGCTGCTCGTTCTCGTCCTCCTGCAGCTCCAGTTTCCAGAACTCATTTGCCGCGTTGGACGCCGCCTGGAATGCCGCTTGAGTGCTGGCAGCCAGCGTTTGCAGGCCGCGCGTGTCAGAGGCCAGGCTAATGCCGCGCGACGTGCGCGTCTGTGCAAGCTGCGGCAGGTCTGGGATTGTTATGCGCATGCGTTAAGCCCTAACCGAAACCGTAAAGACCGTATTTTTTCGCGGTCGTGCCGAACTGCGTCGCGCTTGTCAGCAGGCTCGCGCCAAAGCGCAGCGGCGCGGACGCGGCGTAGCTTTTGGCGTTCAACCCGGCAATAAGTGCGTTTTGCCGCGCACCGACCGCCTGCTCCTCGATCTCCTGTGTGGCGCGCGCACCATCGCGCTGGATCTGTGCAATCTGGTCATCAGCGCGGTTTGCGGTCTCCAGCGCGATCCACAGGGGGGTACCCATGCCGGGATCGAAGCCCGACTTTGCCAGTTGCGGTCGCTGGGCAGATTGCTGATCAGCAATCTGCTCGCGGTACCGCGCAACCTGCAGCATCACATCCTGCTCATGCGTCTCAGCATCGCGTCCAGCGATTTTCGCATTACGCAGTTCGATGTCCCGCTGATGTTCCGACTGAGCTGCCTGCGCCTGCGCCCCGCGTGCTGCTGCGGCTCCACCAAGCAAACTCGCGCCAGCTGCAATGAACGGTAATGCTTGTACCATCAAAAAATCCTTGCGTAGACGTAATGGTCTGAACCGTCAGGGCCGTAGCCGCGCAACAGTCCCTCACGTTCAAATCTTAGAAACTCAACGAACCGTACGGCCTGGTCCCAGTCGGCACGGACGATTGCCTGCAGCCGCCTGAGCTGCTGCTCCTTGACCAGGCGTGCAAGCGTCACAGTCAGCGCGCGCACTGCCGATACCTTGTGTGAACCCAGGCGCCAGCCGCCGACAAGCCAGCATTCAGCGACGCCATCCCAGATCGGGATGATGCCGCCCGCGCCAACCAGGTGCCCGTTATGGACGCCCGACCACGACAGCTCTGGACGGATCGATCGATCGGCCATGGACTTCCAGTCGCCCATCATCTGACGACCGGGGTTGCCTGTATCGGCTTCCGCAAGATCAACGAGATGCTCGGTGACGAACGGCACGAGTTGCATTTACTTCTCGTTTGTCATCAGTTCCGGGTAGATCGCCACCACCGTCGCAGGCAGGGGCTGGTCCTGAACTACACAGATGTAGCCGTCGTTGTCGTAGTCGCCGCGGAACTCCACGGTCTTGTCACCGGTAAACAAATCGAGCGCCTGGTCCATCTCGTCTGCAGAGCTGCGGAACGGGATCAGGTCAGTCACCGTCGTTGATGAGCCAACCTTGATGCCGATCGTCCGGTACAGCCGCACCACAATGTTGTGTATGCGCTTGGTCTTACCCTGCGCCGTGCCCTGCGTCTCACCCGCCTCGATGCGCATGGTCGTCAGCGCCGACGTGAACGGCAACCCGATGTGAGCCTTGGTCGTCGTCCGCTCCAGGACAATGGCAGACGGGTCTGCAGTTACATGCTTGGTGGGGTGCGTCGCACCGTTTGCAAGCGTGGTGACATCGTGGCCGCGCAGATGCCCGAGACCGCTCAGTGTCGTTGCCGCGCTGCCGGTGTAGGTGAGACCGCTGTCTACAAAGTATGCGTTCTCTTTGTCGGTGCCGAAATCCGAGAGCTTGAAGTACTCGATGTAGCGTTTGGTCGCCGTCGTTCTGGACTCTGCATACACCGACATGGTGCCGGTGCCTGCGTCGCTGAAGCCAATCTTCTTGGCATCCGTATCTGCCGATGCACCAGCAGAGTCGATGAAGATCGCGAAGATGTTGGTGCTGACGTTCCTCGCGTAATACACGGTTGAACCGTCCGCCTTGAACAGGTTGCCCGCATCGCTTGCCTGCGCGCCCGTGGGCGCAATGCCGTTCGTCGTGAACGTGATCGCGGTGCCTGTGCTGAGGCCGTGGTTCACCGATGTGATGCGGTTGTTGGCCGTGTCGGCACCAGCGCTATACAGCAGCGGTACATCGACCGTGCGCTTCACCGATACCCAGACCTGGTCCTCGTCACCAGCTGTCGTCGTCAGGTCACCAGGGATCACCGCAACCGACTCGACCATGCCATGCGTATACGTGGCGCTGGCAAGCGATCCATGCGTCCCGGTGTAGGTACCGCCGATCGTATGGCGGTGCCAGGCAACCACGTCTTCCTCGCGGCGGTAGGTCATGCCAAGCAGCTGCCCATCGGCGCGTACGGCCCACAGGACGCTGTCTGGCTCCTGCTGGTAGGCAATCTCCATCAGGCCGTTCTCAGTAATGTGTTCTGCCAGCAGCGTGAGATCCGGCGCCTGGTAGGAGTCCGAATCAAACGAGTACACCAGCTCGCGGATCTTGCGCTTCGCACGCTGCAGGAACAGCGTCGCCGGTCCAATCTGAATGGGCTGCGTATCTGCGGTCCCGAACGTCGACTGGCGCTTGATCTGTATGTTGAGAGGCGTGATCGGCTCGTCCGATGCAGCTGACCGCACAGCGAACTCGCCGCCGGTTGTGCCGACCAGCAGCGTCCTGCCTGCGCTCAAATACCGTATGACGTTCACCTGGTTCGACCCGATCGTGTACGTCAGCGCGTCTGCATCGCGGACGCCCTCGCGGAAGTTCTCGAAGTCTCCTGACTGGCTAAAGAATAATGTCTGCGGTTGCGAGGTCGTCCCTGCAAACAGCAGCCGCTGCTCGTAGAACGTGACCGCCGCCGGGAACCCGCTTGTGTCACTGAACGCACCCAGCGCCCAGTCCGTTGTCGCGATGAGCTTGCCGACGATCGTGATCGTTGCCGATGCTCCCTCCGCCGCCACGTCGTCCGATGGCGCCAGCAGCAGTGTGTCTTCAGTGACCTGCACCAGCAGGTAATCCGCATTGTTTCCCGATGTCGACGCGCCAGTGACCGTGATGGTCATGCCGGTCTCGAAGCCCTCGATGACAAACTGCTTTGCGCTGTCAGTAATGCGGTCGTTGTGTTCGAGGCCGGTCGAGCTGGGATCGCCCTCGTGAAACGCAATGGTTGCTGCCGCGTATGACGGCTCCAGCTCGGTGCGCCCGTCCTCATTCTCCTGCACAGCTGTGGTAACCACCGTCGCGCTGGTGAAGCCTGTGATCTTCACGTAGCCGTCATGCAGGCGGATGAGGCGCCCCACATCGGTCGATGCAAACTTCGACGCAGATGCCGTGACGGTCGGCGTGCCGGTCGCAGCTGATGCCAGCAATGTGGTCGACGTTATGTTGGTGTCGCCCATGGGGCCGCGGATGAAGGCTACGTCAGCGATCGTCCAGGCGTTGTGATCGGTGCGCGTGATCTTGCGCGGCTCGTGTGCCGGTGATGCCACGTACATCACGTCTGCAGACTGCGCGAACTTCAGTGCAGGCAGCTGCGCCTCGGTGTACGTCGTCGTCACCGTGTAGAGGCGCGCCGCCGTACCACCGGACGTGTATGTCGAGTAGTCGCGACTGTCGATCCCAGACAGCTGGAACGTGTTGGTCGTGACGCCTGCTACTTTATATGTGCGACCATTGAGCTGGGTCATACCCGCAACGCTGGCAATTACAACGTGGTCATCGTTGGAGTAACCATGCGAGTTGATCGTCACCACGCAGGGGTTGGCTTTGGTCGCCGCCGTAGTGGCCTGCGTCGCCTCGGTGACGACGCCGCCGTCCTTGTAGACACGGAAGTACAGCGCTCCAAATTCCAGAACGTAGGCTTGCGTCGTGCTGAACTCGAACGGCACCAGGCGAACCTTGACTGCGCTGTCCTTTGCTTCGTTTACAAACACTGTGCCGGGTCGGCGCGATACTCCGCCATGCGGATGCACAACGAAGTTTTCCAGCTCAGACGCACCATTGTAGTATTTGGACAGGTCAGTACGCCCATCAAGGCGTGGCGATAGTTCGCCAGCCGTAAAGTTGGTCAGCGCGGGGGCGGCACGCGCCATTGCTAGAACCTTGCGTTAATAAATGTGTCAGCGATCAGTGATCCCGGCTCGGTCACGGCATCGAGAGCGCCAGGCGTACCCTCGCCCGCATTGATGAAGCGCGCTTCGCTGAGCTTGGCCTCGTACAGCGCAAACATGTCTGCAGCCAGCGTGCGTGATGCCGTCAAGGCAAAGGCGCAGTCGGCAGCCAGGCGGGCGGATATGCATTCCATCAGCAGCGCATCGTATTCATTGGGATCGGTGATGCGCGCGATGTAGATAATCTTGATGGTGGATTCGTCAGTCACGATCCGCCGCCCTTCAACGCGGAAGACGGTGTCGTGATACTGGTCGCGCAGAACGCGCAGGCAATCGGCAGGAAGCTGGTAGGCGTTGTCGAATTCCATGATGGGGTCTGTGGTGTCAGCCGCCAGCTCCTGGCGCTTGACCAGGCAGTGCCATGGATGAGCGCGGAACACGGCATCACGGACAAAGTCGTACCGCTGATTGGTGACACGAGCGGCCTTTGAGTCCTCGGTGCGCGACGTGATGTTGGTCGCACCGATCATGTTCAGGGCCGAATTGATGATGTCAACGTCAGACGCCATGCCGCAGTGTCCCTATGAAGAAGTGGGGGCTGACCTTGTGGGAAAGCCAGCCCCCTGGTGGCTAGTGGTTAGTCGACCACGTACATGAGAAACCCGACGAGATCGTCACCCGAACCGAGCGCAACGTCCTGCGACGTTGCACGGATCACGACACCGTCCTTGGATTGAAACACGTACGTCCCGCCCGTCAGAAGGTTGGCCGCGATGGCGCCTTCCAGCGTTTGGAACCCGACCGTATCGACGGACAAGCCGTCAATCAGGCCGTTAGGGTCGGCTGCGACAGTCGTGCCGCTGAGGTTCGTATAGCTATCCCAACCCAGATCGAGCGTGGCGCTGGACGTAGTCCAGTTCACGTACGCCCTGGATTGCGATGCAAGGACACGAACCTTGCCTGCGGGCAGTTTCCCGAGTGCAACACTCGACGTTGCGTCACCAGCACCGGACTGATCATGTGTGAAGAACATGACCCGGATGGCGCCGTGATGCTCCGTCGCATGGTTCATCACTGCAGGACTTGCGGTCGCGTTGGTGTATTCGGTTGAGGATTCAGTAGTTACAGCCATGATCTATCCTCCTATTCCGAACAATTGATTTCGACCACTTTCTCTTCCTCCATCCTCGTCGATCCGAACGAGGCGCAGTAGAAAACTTGGGTCGAATACGATTTATCAGCACGCTGATCGATCTTGGACACCACGTCTTTCCCGATCGCTAGCTTGAGGCCGTCCTCCGCCCACGCAAAACACTTGCGAACGGATGAGGCCACGCTGAGCCGGGTTGACTTGATGAACTTGAAACCGAGGAACGTGTCGATCTCCTTACCCGCTACGGCTTTCGCCGCCAGCTCGTTCCCAAGCTGTTTGGAGTCTGGACTTTCTCTTGACCGTCGCCCAAAGCGTTACGGCCCCAGCCGTCAAGTCTCTACACCTTCCCAACGCGATTGCTGGGCTTGGCTCGGGATTACCAGGTTAAAGGCTTCCCCGAGTTTGACTGGTTTTCGGCAGGCTGTTTCCAACCTGCTAGGCAAGATATTTACCATGAACAAGCGCTTTGATCGAGTTGTAGTCACTCGATGTCACCGTTGAGTTGTTGAGCAAATCTTCGACCTGCTCTGGCCCAACGACGATATAACGCGGGATCGACGGATCGACGTCCGCATTATCTAAGACCTTGTTCGCACTCACTAATTTAGCAACGGTCAGTCCCGCTGAGCCGTGCGCGATCTGGTTGGCCGCAAGCATTGTGGTGCTTGTGCCGCCAGATACACCCGTCAGAGCAGTACCCGTCGCCGCCGTAATGATCGCATCATCCATTGCACGACCGATGGCAGCAGCTGCTGCACGGGCATACGTGGATGTTGGATCGATGAGCATTCTTCATACCACTACGGGTTTCCCCGCCAGCTTGCGCTGTTTGTAGTCTGGACTATCCCTTAACCGTCACCCGTGGTGTTACGGTTTCGCCCGTCTAGTCTCTACACCTTCCGCTTTCACGGCTTGGCTCGGGATCAGCATTTCACAGCCTTCCCCGAATTTGAGCGATTTTCAGCAAACCGTTTCCGGCCTGCTAGGCAAGTTCAATGAAATACCTTATCAGCGTCATCGATAAGATCTGCGTACTCATACGTGTCTATGGCAACCTGTCGCCTACTGTGGGGTGTGTCCTGCAGAGGGGTATCGGCGTGCCTGGACGTCCTAAGTTGCGCGGTTCCGCTTCCGATCTGATCGAAATAAGCCTTATCACCTGTCACAGAGTCTTCGGATACAGCCCCACGAAGTTTGCTGCCAATCTGTTGAGACAGCAACTGGACGTTGCTACTAAACTGACTGACAAATGCCGTCGTAACTTGTACGGACATTGTGTCTCCTCCGATTTGGGTTAATGCAAATCGAAGGGCTACCCAGCGTATTGCCGGACCTTTCTGCGTTTAATGCCTGCTCGGCAGCGCTCCTTTGGCGCGAGCAACGGGACCGTTAAACACGGCTGTCCCGGTTAAGACTTGCGAGGTCGTCCTCGTGCCGGAGCCTTGGCCGTAGCCGCTGGCTTCTCCGGTGGGGGACTGCACCAGGCAAGGAATTCTTCTGCACGTGCGATGGGGTCGCGAATGCCTGCGTTCGCTGCGTTCGCTACGCTGAGCTTCAGGCATTCGAGCCGCAGCTCTCGATCGGACATATGATCAGCCATGTAGTTTCTCCTGCATTCTGAGCGCCTCGTCCACGTACCAGTCGTGTTCTGGCGCCTTTTTGTTCCAGTAAGGCGAGCCTTCCGCAGTCAGTTCGCGCAGCTTTGCCTGGGCCTCGTCCGGCGCCATCATGCCGGTGGTCTTCGACCCCAGCAGGCCGTCCTCACTCACACGCTCGTTGATGTACGAACCGACCTTGTGCAGCATCCTGATCACGTTGGGATCATTGCCGAACAATGTGTTGCCGCTGGTTGTTGCCGTGTCCGCCAGCTCGTTGCTGCCGAACTGCTTCAGGACATCCTTGGCGACGCTGATGCGGTTGTCGTAAGCCTCGCCCCATTCGCGGCGCAGCTCCTGCTCTGCATTCGCCTGCTGCTCTTCATCGGCGCCGGTCGCGGACTCCTGGCGGCCTTGCGTGAACTGCGTGTACTCGGCCAGCAGGCCCTGCGCCTGTCGTGGCGTCAGGCCGTTGGCATGCGCCGTCGCCCTGAACCAGTTGAGCATCTCGCCGTCCTGCTGGGCGCCATCCGGCGGCTCCGCCAATTCCAGCTCGTACCCGTCTGCGTCAGCTGGTCTGCCCAGCTTGTCGTAGACCGCCGACCAGTCGTCATCGGTCGCCCACTTGCCCGGCACGACGATCTTGTCGGCGCCAATCATGGACTGTGCGTGGACGTAGGACTTAGCCAGTGCGTCAACATCCTCGATGCTGTCCAGGCTGGCGTGTGATCGGATCTCCTCCGGCAGACTGGTGCGCCAGTCTCCCGACTCTGTGACTGCACCGTCAGACGGCTGCGTATCTGCAACCGCTGCCTGATCGGCAACATCAACATCGCTCATGGGTTATTCCTCTGTGCTGGTTGGTAATTCCCTCACGTCATCGATGGTGACCATGTTGCGCAGGAATAAACCCACGCTTCGCTGGCCTTCCTTAAATGCGGTTTCATGTGTGCTGTCCGCCGTGTACGTCACGCCGTAGACGCTGGTTCGCGCCATCAGGTCGTTGTAAACAGCCTTCCCGTCTGCACTGGCGAACAACCCCCGGTACAGCTCGCGCAACTCGTCAGGCGTCATCCGCCTGCCTGCAGACTGGCAAGTACGTCGGTCTCATCGATCGCACGCAGTGCCGGTGCGGCATCGCCTGCAGCCTCAGCCATCTGCGAGACCTCGGCCATCTGCTGAGCCTGTGCCTGCTGCTCGGCGCGTTCCTGCCGGAGCTGAGCGACTTCGCGTTCACCGCGTACCATCTTCGCCGGGATGCCCAGCGCATGGATCATGAACTTCGTCAATCCGTCGCTGTCCACGTAGTCGAGGATGCTCTGGTCGATCTGTGCGATCGGCGCCAGCAGCTCGAACAATTGTGCGCCAGACTGTGCATCGGCAGCGCGTTGCGCCTTGGCGAGCGGTGACACGTATTCGATGTCGAGTTCCATCCCGGTCATAAACTCCGGTGCGGGTGCGAATTCGTTTTGTCGGGTCAGCAATGCAAAGACGCGACCGATCAGTGGCTGCAGCAGCTCTGCCTGCAGACGGCCCAGGACCGGACCCAGAAGGCGCATCTTCTCTTCCGTGCGCTGGACAACCTCGGTCGCCGTCATCTGCGGACCCTGACCCAGGATCAGCTGGTCGACGTAGAAACTGGATCGGATCGCCTGGCGGCGCTGCTCTTCCATCTGCAGGCCCAGCGGGTTGTTGGCGCCAATGTTCAGAGGCTCGATGCGGTCACGTGTGCCAGCCCGGTAGAAGTTCAAACCACCAGGCACCGTCCTGATCGGCAACATGAAGCCGTCGTCAGGCAGCATCAGGGGCGGGTCGACCTGCTTCTGTGCGGCCCTGATCGTGACCTCGGACATCTTGTTGATCATCTTGATGTCAGGCAGCGCAGACATTGCAGGCGAGCGCCCGTAGCCGACCTCGAAGCTGGCCTTCAACCAGCGTGGCACCGTGTACGGGAATTCATCGAAGCCGGATTCGCTCAGCAGAACCTTCTCTTCAGGATCCACGTAGCAGCTGGCCCAGGGCTTGTTGCCGCCGTCGAGCTTGTAGCCGTCGCGGTCCCCTTCGTCCCGCGGCATGACGGCATGCACGATCGTGGCCGGGTCGTAGGGGTCGCGCTCCATCTTCTTCTGCATGGACTGCGGCAGGTTTTCCTGACCGAACCGCTCAGCAGCTGCACGCACCGGCATGGTGAACTTCCGGTAAACCGTGTCGATCCGACCGTAAGCGTCTTCAGAGACGTAGCACTCGCCTATGTGCCGCGTCGTGAACCGGACGCCGCCTACTGGATCCTGCTCGATGAACAACACGCCAGTGCCGAACACGACCAGGTCGTGGTACAGCTCGTGGATTGCTTCCGC